CAATAGTTTTACTAGTATCCAAGGTCATAATAGAAGACCCCATAGCAACAAGAGAATAAGAAGTATTTATTGCATTTCCAACATAGGATTTATGGTCAGGATAATATAATGGTATAAATATCTCTGAAACAGATATTTTGGCAGCTATTTTATTTAACAATGTAATTTTCGCATTGTAATAATCTGTAAATTTACCTCTAAACGTTGGGCCATCAACAGTAGTTATAACATTTAAATTTGCTGTAGCTAATGGAGCAGGAGAAATAACATAGAGATAATTATACAGATTCGTGCGAGCAATACCATAAGCATCTCTTTCTGCATACATATAATAATTTGTCCCTTGACTATAAATCGGTGCATATTCTCCACTAATAATATTCCATTCTTTTAATAATGCCTTTTTCTCTGTAGGAGTAATTTTATTATCATCTGCCATACTTGTTAGCAAACTATTAGCAGTAGCAGCATTTGTAATTGCTGTATTAGCCGTAGATTGAGCATTATTTGTATTTGTATTTTGAGCAGATGTCACACTATTTAATAATGCAGTTTTTGCATCATAATAATTTTTAAAATTTGCTTTAAAATCTACACTTACTATAGTTGATTTTGTAGTCAAATTAGCCATTAGAGGTGTTGAATTTGGTGATATTACTGTAACATTAAGATAATTATTTAATATAGTATGATAATTATCATAACTTGTGCGACTTATAGAATATAAATCTGCTTGAGAATCCAAACTAACTTTTTCTCCAATAATAGTATCCAACATTGGCTTTATTACTTTCTTTTCTTGTGGTGAAAATATTGTGTCTCTTGAAACATCAACAATTTCTGCATACGCTATATTAGCAACTGTGTCGTCCGTATATTTCGAACTTTTAATCCAATCGGCAGAAGAATATGATGCTCCATCAGATTTCTTTATTACACAAGCCATTAAATCACCAGCAACACCTTGGCTCCACATATCCCCTATACCATAAGGAGGTGTTGGTGTTGAAGGTGGAATCATCGTAAATACTCTTCTAATTCCATCCGATGTGTCTGATGCTATAGAAGCAGTAAATAAAGCATCTATCGTATCAGTATCATAGATTTGTTTCCAATAGTAAGTTGAAGGCTCAACAAAAGTATATTCATAAGCCAATCCAGTATTAGTAGGAGGAACTGTATTATTGGTAGTATAAAATAAATCACCTAAATGAGCGTTTCTTATTTTATTATTATTCCATTTATTTGCAGGAGAATTTGTTGAATATGGATGGTATCCTGAAAAATAAACTTCAATCTTCCCATCAATTTGAGATTGAAGAGGATCTACTACAGCAACTTTAAAATCATTTAAAGTATTTCCAACATATGTCTTACCTGAATTCGTAATTAATAATTGTAAATCATTTCTTGCTTGATAATAATCATTAAACTTTGTATTGAAATAATCTCTTGCAATTATAGAATCTTTAACTAAACCTTCACCAGAATAACCCAAAATAGGAGTTGTATTAGGAGAAGCGCCAATAAAAACATTGAGATGTTCATCTAATGCATCATACATCTGACTATACCATAAATCAGCAGTTACCATTTCCGAAGACGTATATACTTCTGCTTGACCATGATAATTTGGATATTCTGCTACTATTGAATCCCATATTGGTTTCAATGTTCTGATTTTTTCATTCTTTTTTATTTTATTATCATCGGCAATATCTGCTAAGTCTTCAAGTGCCAATACTGCGTCAACAGATGCTTTATTTGCTATTGTTTTTGCTATATTTATTGCAATATCGTTTGTGTATTCTGTCGAAGAAATCCAATCAGTGGAAACATAACTTTCTGTCAATCTTTCAACTGTGCAAATTTTCAAATCTCCATTACTTTGTCTCCATAAATCTTCAATATTATAAGGAGGTTGCGGAGTTCCAATAAATATTCTTCTTCTAGAATCTAACGATCCTAATGATTTTGAGGCATCATATAATACATTGATTACAGTTGCATCAATTGTTTTAACCCAAGAATAAGCAGATGAAGAATATGTAAATCTATATGCTTCTCCAGAAGATGTGTTATAAACAATATCGCCTAAATGATAATTTCTAATTGTGCTTGTTGTCCATGAAGTATAAGGGGCATTTAACAATGTTGGAGAATAATTATAAAAATAACAATCAATTTTTTGACCATCTATATCTGTTTGACTTGAGAAATTAGTAGTGTCTGCACTATATAATGTGTCTGCAAACAGCTTTAAAGTGGTTGCAATTGACATATTTGAATTACTTATTTGCAATTTAGATAATTTATTAATTAGTGTTGATTTTGAAGATTGAACATTTTCAAAATATAATTGAACATTTTCTTTTTCTGTTGCAGTTATATCACAGGGGTAAAACGTACTATCTTTACCAATCCAAGTATTAAGTAATGCTGACAAAGTATCTAATGCTGTTTTATAAATCGTTCTCTCATTTGGGCCAGGTTCAATTAATCCTAATTCATCAGCAAGATCAATTAATGGTTCTGATTCTGCTATTACTGATCTTAAATCAATATCAAGTTTTCCTGCTTCTTTTATATCTATCTTACTATCACTAAAAGCATCATTGATTTCTAATGCTAAATTAATTAATGATTCAGCTAAACCTACTGTTGCATCTCCAATATAATCCATAGCAACTTTCTTTATAGCTTTAAGCAAATTAATTTTTGCATCATAATAAGATGTAAAATTACCAATAAAATTAATAATATCGATTATATAAGAATCATTCATATACGTTAATATAGGTGAAACATATGAAATGAAATTATTATAAGCAATTTCATAACTTGCCAATGTATCGATTACTTCTTGATAAACAGGATCATGATTAGGATTTGTGTAATAATTTGCTTGTGTTTCAACTAACAATTTTTCATTTACAATTGCATCATAATATCTTTTAACAGTCTTTTTTTCATCTTTTGTAACTGTATCATTTTCAGCAATTTTATTAATATCAACCATTGCTGTAATTTTACCTGATTCTGCTGTTTTAACTGCTAATGTTGCTTGTGCTGAAATTACAGTAGTGCCAATTGCAATTCCTTGTGGTATGCCATCTATTATTTTTGTAGATATTTCTGCAAAAGGAGATTTAGTTCCAGCGTCTGAAAATACCTCTAATCCAGATCCTTTAAATAATCCAGGAATACCAATAAAAGCAAATGGAAATTTACCATTTCCTGTATCTGTACCTGTTCCTCCACATCTAATCATTGCATCTAATAAAGTCTGATTCCATCCAATTGAAGTATGAGAAGATAGTGCAACAATTACTTTATCTCCAAATAAACCAGTAACATTGTCACATAATTCATTTAATTTTGTGGCTAATGCATTTCTATTATCGTCAGAACTATATGTTTCATATATTTGTGTAAAAATTACTGACAAATCTTCTCTACTAATTACAGTTAACATTAAACCTGGTTCCTGTGTACTACTATCACTAATAATCTTCTTATTTATTTTTAATATTCTATCACTATTAGCGACTCTATTTGCTCCAGTACCTTTAATATACATTTCTCCATCAACTGAATATTCAGGAGATTTTAATGAAATAGCATTAGTCAATAACAATTTTGTGCTTAAAACTAAATTAAATTTTGCAAGGAATGCTTTTCTTTCTGGCGATGTTATTCTTTTAGGAGGAATATAATTAGCTTCTATTAAAGGAATCGGAGACCATTTGTTTAATTCTACTTCTAATCCATCAATTCCACAAGATAATACTGTCCCTGTTAAAGAATTTTCATAATTATTTATTATATCAGTAGAAATTGCTAAAGAATTTGCAATATTTTTTACATCAATACTTTCTGCTATAATTTTATCAAACGCGATACGTAGCGCAACTGCTTCGTTATAATCAATCTCATAATTTTCTGCAAATACTTTAATATCTGATTGCATGGCTACTATAGCAACGTTTGCTTCAAATATTTGTTCATCGATAGCAGTAAGTTGATTATCTTCTCTAATTTTAATAATTGTAGCATTTAATATTGTTTTAGTAGATTCAACTTTCTTTAATTTATCTTTTACACTTTTACCTTTGCTAACCGAAATTAGAATTGGATATGTAGTTTTACCAATCCAATCATTTACAGAATTAAATGCAGAATCCAAAGCATCTGTATAATCATCTTCTACTGTATTTAATTTTGATAAGTCGGCTCCAATGATTAATGGTCTTAAATTTGTCACAAGACCAGTTACATCATTAGATTCTGTTTGAACCCTAGTCCGTATTTCATCTAATACTATTGATTCAGATTGTTCTATTTTTGTATTATCAATGTAACCATTAATTGCCGTTTGAAATTCTCTTAATACAGTATCTAATTCTGTCACTTCAGACTTGATATAGTTTATTGCATCAGTTTGACGAACAGAACTAATTTTATTTATTAGAATTGATTTTGTATCTTCAACATTTTTAAATAAATCAGTAATAATAACTCTTTCTGCATCGAGAACAACAATGGGGTAATCTTCAATTGGTTGATCAATCCATTTGCTTCTAAGTTCAGTTTCTAACCCATCAAAACCACAACTTACAATAGTTCCTCGTAAGGCATTATTATAATCATTTGCTTCAGTTATAATCTCAAGAGTTCCTGCAATATTTAATATATTTTCTGATTCTGCAATTGCTTGTTCTAAAGTAAGTTTTAATGAATTTGCTTCATTTTTTGTTATATATCCATCCGCAGCAAATCTATTAATATCAATATTTAGATTTAATAATGTACCACTCATCTCTTGTATTTGTTGGTCTACGTATTCAGTGGCGTTAACCAATGATTCATTCCATCTTGTTTGATTAATATCAATAACCTCGGCAAATGAATCTGTTCTATAAAGAAAATCTGCAATTTTATCTCTAGCAGATTTACTTTTTTTTACATCAGAAATAGTTAACTTTATTTCAGCATTTTCAAAATCAAAACTTGCTTTAGTTATAGTGGCTATTGCATTAATACCTAGTTGTTCTTGTACTATTGCAACTTTATTGCCTACTACTATTTTTTTATGATTACGCTGTTCAGAAATAACCTCAAGAAAATTAACAATGCTTATCTCAATAAATGTTTGTGGTATTTTTCTGTCATTAATCTCATCAAGGGCAGCAAAATAAAGATCAGTGTCTAATGTATAAGTTTCATCAGTCCACTCTTTTTCAATTTCAAATGGAATTTTTTCAATTAGTAATTCTGGAGAAAAATGATTAGTTTCAGAAAGTTCTGTTTGCATGGTAGTTATTTGTTCGTTTATACCTGTAATTTCTAATTGTTTAGCATCTATTTCAGATTGTAATCCATTAGGCCCATCAATTGATGCTTGTAATATTTCTTTTTCAGCAACTAAAGTTGTTGTGCTTTGTCCATTATTTTGAGCAGTTTCAATATTACCGTCAATAATCGCCATTGCATCTGTTAATAATTTCATTTCGTTTTCTAGGGCTGTTAACTCTATTTGCAATACAGATAATTGTTCTAATAATTGAGTATGACCTATTGCATTTTGAGATAAAGCGTCTTTATAATCTAAAATAGCATGACATAATTCGTCAGACATCCAATTAGAAGAAACTATAACATTTCTTGCATCGTCTCTAATAAATGGGTAAAGAAAATAACTATAATCTTCGATGAAGGGTTTATTTATCGGATTTATTTTCTGAATTGATAATGAATCTTTTCCATAAACATTTAATCTTGTGCAAAAATCTTCATCATCTTCAGTTTGTGTGATTGTACGAAGATAATTTTTATCTGTTATTTTTAACCCATCATTTTCTCCAAATGCTTCAGTTTCATAGAAATTAATTACTCTGTTTACAGTATCAAATTTAGCAATCAATTTATATTTATCACATATATTTTTTCTTATAAAATCTAATTTTGTACTAGTAATCCCTTCGAAAGACCTATATATAGTTTCAATAGAAGCAGGTACATTACCCAGAGTCCACAAAGTTCCTTTAAGTAATCCATCTACAGTATTCGTGGTAGTTACATTGTTAATAGTTGTATCTCTTGAAAACCCATTCATTAATTCTGATAATTTAACAGCATTCCAAGTAAAATTACGAACTCGTTTATTATTCAATTCATTTTCTAACGAAACACAATTTACTTCAAGAAAATCAGAATCATCATCTGAAGTAGGAATTGGACTAGTAATTATAAACCATTGAATGTAATCTCCTAAAATTAATTTAATTAAAAAGCGATTGTGCAGTTGTGATATATGAGGATTTCTAATTGAATTATGATTTTTAGTAATTTGATAAGGTAATGAAAATGAGAGTGTATCTAAATCAGATATATTAATTTCTAAATTAGGATAATATGCTTCTGGAAGATTTGCTATTTGAACTTTATTGGGTTTATGGAGAGATAATTTTGGCTTTTGTGTAGCAAGTGACAAGTCAATATCTAAAAACATATTTTATTTTCACCTTCCTATATGGAATTTTAATTTATTTTTTATTATTGTTTGTATTATTTATAAATTCTTAAATTGATATCGAAATTGTAATTTACACTCCCCAAAAATCCGAAGATTATTGACCCCTCTGACCATATTGAGGAATTCACCTGTTTGATTATCGTAACGATACGTATTTGGAATTGATGTAACAATTTCTTCATTTTCATTATCAATATATAAATCTTCATCATTTAAAAGATTTTTTATACCAAATTCTTTGCCCCCATCAGATAAGTTAATTATTGCTATATTACCATTTCCTACCTTTTGAAGCGATAGCATTGGTTTACAATCAACATCTCCATTATTTATAAATTGAATTACAGTAGTTAAATTATTTACTGAGAAGTCATAGATTGGAGAAAGAAATGTTGAAGAGTATTTATAATTATCAATATTTCTAAAATTAATATTCAAATAACCTTGTTTCAAAGAATTATGTACTAAATCTACCGTACTATTTGCAATAGTATAATATTTTATATCTGGATTATCGCTAAATGACATTTCTTTGTAGTAGTCTTGACAGAGCCAACGAGCAGTTGCTCTCAATTTATCATCATCCCATGTATCTAAAAATGCAAATTGAAGAGGTAAAACAATAGGTTTTCTAATTATTCCTTGGAAAAAAGGACGATCATTATATTTAGTTGAGACTTCTTTTATTTCCGATTCTGCAAAAAAAGCTTCAGATTGCATACCAGATTTATCTACAGAGCAATTAATTATGCCCATGTCAATTGATGAAATTCCATCGTACATAAAATAAAGTGATTCAGCTATAGACATTATTTTTCACCTCCATTATGAAATTTTATTTAATTTAAATACATAAAAAGTGGAGAGAATTGAGTTACTCTCCACTTTAATAAATTTACTTCTTAATCATTTTTGAGAACTCTTTAAAAACTCCATCTGCTATCTCTTTTACTTGTGATCTTGTTGTTCCTTTTGGAACCGTTATATTGAACACAGGATTCAAATTATTAGTTGTTGACGTACTAACATTATTCGCCATTTGTGGTGCTTGAAACTGCGGAACAGAAAATGATGGCACTGATACAGAATTAAGGAGATTAGATATATCTACTTTTGATAAAATATCTGCAAGGACACTATTAGAACTTAAATTTCCTATTCCAGTTGCATAAGCAGGTATACTAGATTTATTAAGAAGTTTCTTTGTTAAATCTGCAGGAAGAACTTCTGAATCTTTAGGTAAATTTACAATTTCAGGGCCATTGTTACCACTAAGGAATGAATGCCCATCTGGAGTTGTTATTAATTCTGGCCCTAATTCCGATATTTTTGCTAATCCACCAGGATGGGATTTTGTTCCAGATGCATAATTTGGAAATGCATCAAGTTCATTTGCAGCAGATTTTATTTGCTTTATTGTATTAATAATTGCTTGAAAACTTGTATCAATTTCTCCTGCTTTTTCAGTTAATGTATTGGTAAATTCATTAGCAAAAGTATTAAGGCTTGTTTTAATACCTTCAATATTCCCATCAAGAATTTCTTGAACCTTTGCTGACCAAATTTCATCATTTAACATTAATTCATTAAAAGCTGTTTCTGTAGCGGTTTTTTGATCATCTAATGATTTTTTCTTTGCATCATAGGCATCATCTTCTGATTTTTTCTTTGCATCTGATTCTTTTTTGATTGCATCAAGAGCATCTTGCAAATTTTGTTTACGAAGATCATTAGTATGAGAATTTTGCATATCATCAATTTCACTATTTTTCTCATCTAATTGTTTTTGTAATTCTGCTGATCTGGCTCTTCCCTCATTTGATGTATCTAAAACAAGATAATTCTGTTCGTTTTGGAGCACTTGAACTTCTGATTGAGATTTATTTAGATTCTTATCATAATTCTCTGCATCTGCAAGACGATCTATTGCAGAAATTTGAGCATTTATTGAATCTTCTCTGGCCTTTTCTTCGCTGTCAATATCATCTAAAACTTGCTGATGTCTTCTATCTTCGGATATCATTTCCACATTTATTACTGATATATCAATTTCTTTTTTTATTTTTGCTGCATCTTTTAAGGTTTGAACTATATTATTAGCGTAATCTTGCATTGATTTTTGATTCTGATTAAGTGTGAGTTTTAGATTTGCCATTTCATCATTTAAAGCTTTTTGAGATTCTGTAGTTAAATCTGTTGCTTTTAATAAATGACCAATAGTAACAATTTCATTAAAAATTGCATCTTCTTTTTCTTTTAATATAGTAATTTGCTTTGCTTGTTCTTTAGCATATTCTTCAGATGATTTATCATATAAATCCATTATTGATTTAGATAGATTTATTTTTTTATCTAAATCAGAAAGAGATTGTTCGAATTTCCCAATTTCAATTTGAGTTAAGGAATTTTTTAGTGCTACTAGAGAATCTGTAAGTGTATCAATGGATACACCTGTTTCATGATATGCTTTTTCTAATTTTTGTAATTCATCATGAGTCATATTCATAGTTTTTCTAGTTTCTACACTTGAGTTTTTGAACTTTGTTTGATACGCGAGGGTGTCTTCACCTTTATTGTCAAACCATGATAATGTTTCTCTGACTGAATATCCACCTTCAGATGATACTTTTGCAAATTCATCTTCCATTTTTGAACGAGCTTGGGATAGTTGGGAGATTTGTTTGGTTTCACCTTCTATTAGTTGACGGGAGAGGGTGAGTTCCTTATTGTAGTCTTTTGCAGATTTTGCTATTTGTAGTTGCTTTTCGAGTAGTTTGTTGGATTCTTCTGTGATTTTGGATTCGGTTAAGAATGAACGAATTAGGGACTCTTCTATTGATACAAATTCTGATAGAGGGGTTGTTGGGGATGATTTGTCTTTTTTATCCTTTGGTTCCGATACTCCATAATTAGGAGAAGAAATACCATTCTCAAATGTCTTTAAATTCATCAACCTATTTAATTGTGCTTGAGAATTACCTAAATCATATTTTGCTTGAGATGCCATTGAATCAGAAGTATTTGTTGAAAGATAATTTCCTTTTTCATCTTCTCTAACACTTAATTTTGCTGCATTTAATTTATTGATTGCTTCTATTTCTTTATTAATCTCATTAATACGAATTTGTGTTGCGGAAATGGTTGCTTGAGTGTCGGCAATTTGAGCGTCAATTGATTTATTAGAACCTGTTACTTTTGCTGTTACTGCATCAATTTCTGCTTGACGAAGAGTTTTAATTACGTCTATATTAATTACAACTGCACCATTTACAATTGAGATCGCATCTGCCATTTTTTCATTAGCAGATATTAATTCAAGTGCTTTTTCAATAGACATTTCTTGACCATTAGATTGATCATATAGTATTTGGTTGTATTCTTTGATAGAATCAGTAGAATCTTTAGATGATTTTATAAGAGACGAAAGTGATACTGTAACTTTATCTATTTTTTCTTTTGCTTCTTGGGCAGAAGGCATATTAAGCATATTTTTAAGAATTATTCCTGTTACTTCTCCCTCACTGCCCAACTTTTCTAAATATGGAGATAGTTCAGAAATAGCACTTTCATAAGAAGATTTAATTACATCATTACTTACTCCACTCTTAACCAATTCTTCTAATTTAGTTTTTGCTTCGTTAAGTTTTGATGAAAAATCAGATTTTTCTAATCCGTCAAAAATATTAGTAAATTGTTCTCCTGTTATTTTTGCCTCATCTTTAAGAGAACTTAAATCATAGATTAACTTTGTAATTGCTTCTTTTCCTAAAGATTGTGCGGAATCACTACTTTTTAAAAAAGAATCTGCCAAACTTGATAAATCTTTTCTACTTTCAAGAACTTTTGAACTCAATGTTGGCAATTCGTCTTTTATACCCTTTAAATTGTTTTTGGCAATTACTAATGAATCATTACCGTATGCGTCAAATTGAACTTGCTTACCATTATTTATATCATCTATTATCTTTAAGTATTCTTCTTTGTGCTTAGTCAATAAATCTAATCGTTTTTGATCTTTTTGTAATTGAGAAAAATTATTTGAACCATCCGTAATAAATGTATTAGACATTTGTTCTTGTTTAATTTTTAATAATTCTTCATTGTCTTTAATTGCCTGTTTAATTGATTCTGATGAACCAATTATTGCCTTCCCCTCAGAATCATATCCTTCTATTAAATCTGGGAATTGAGCAATTAGACGGTCTTTTACTTCTGCTAACTTTGTTTCCTCATCTGCTGTACGAGATGTTATAGAAGATAGGGATTCATATTGATTGGCTAAATTTTTAGCTTCTGCAGTTTGTTGTTTAAGTGAATTAATACTTCTGCTTAATTCGTCAAATGCTTCTTTTTGTTTTTTTGCAGATTTCTCTGCTGACGCTCCCATAAAGTCAAATATCATTATAATAGCAGTTACCGCACCGATTACTAAACCTATCGGATTAGCAAGCATAGCTGCCCATAAACCTTTAATTGCAAAAGTTAGTGATGTTGTAGTACTCATCATTCCAATTTGTGCAAAAGACATTCCTGCTAATCTAGCTTGTGTTTGAACCAAACTTGAATTTAACAACATAGTTGATGCAGAAAAATTCTTTAAAAAAGTCAAAAATGCTGTTCCTTTATTTACGGAAAGTATAGTAAATATAATCCCTAAAATAGTTCTAAGATTTCCAAAATTATTAATTAATAGAGTTATTCCACCTATCATGCTTTTTACAAGACTTGTATCTATAGTATTATTCCAGAAGTTATTTATGGAATTGCGAAGTTGATTAATCTTGGTTTCCCAACTGCCCATTCTCACTTCATTTTCAGCCATAGCACTTCCACTGGCAGTAGAGTATTCTTGAAGCATACTTTTATACATATCAAAATTCTCTACTAAGGCAACTAATTGATTACCTCTGTATTTTCCGCCAAGACTTTCGATAATTGGGGCAGTTTTCATTGAACTAAGACCTGACCAAATTCGACTCAAATCTTCTAAAACTGACATTGGGTTTCTTAGTTCTTCAATGCCATTTCGCATTTCATGAACTTTAATTCCAACACTATCCAATGCTTTTGCAGACTTAGACAATGCTTCGTCGTCAATTATATCTCCGTCTTCTGTTTCTCCCTTTATTTGTCTTATGTTCATTAAAATTCCACGAAATGCCCGTCCTGCTTCATTTCCACTCTTTTGTGTAATTGCTGTCATTGTCCCAACTGCAGCAGAAAGTTCATTTATTCCTACGGAGGCGTTTGCAGATATAGATCCTGCAACCATAATTCCTTCACTTATTTTAGAAATGCTGGTCGCGAACTTGTTATCTATGATATTTGCGCCGTCCAAAACTTTCATTAATTCTTCTTCACTACCTTTGTATTTATAAGCAGCATCAGTAGCAAGTAAAAATCCATTAGCTTGTTCTGCGGTAAGCTCACCAACGTTTTGAGACAGCAGAGAAACTTTTGCTAAATCTTCCGCTTTTCCTTCATATCCTGCGCGACTAAATTCACCAATTGATTTTAAATAGTCTTGTGCTGTGCGACCAAAAGCATTAGAGGCTTCAAATGCACTATCTTTTAAATTATTCATAGCTTCGGCACTAAGATTAGTTACTTTAGCAATATTTACCATTAATCCATCTAATTCTTTTAATGTGGTCAGGCCGGCTTGTAAAGACCTAAGTGGGGCGTACAGCGCGGTAGCAACCAAACCCCACGCAATCATCTTCCCAAAATTTTTACTGAGCGTAGTCAAAAAACTATCAGCAGCACCATTTATTCTTGTAATTTCATTTGTAGCACTTCTTACAGATGTTGTTAATTGTGCAAACTGTAAATTCAATTCTCTTGCAGATTTTCCTCCAACAGTTCCAAATCTGGCTACTCCATCAGTTAACCGTGTCATTTCTGCTTGGATTTCTGGTCTTGCAAAAACAGTATCTTTTCCAACTTGCAAACTGGATAATTTATTTGCCATATTGCCTTGATATAATGAAATATCACTGGCACTTAAAGTTCTAGTATTTGTAGTTGCTATTATACGTTGTAAATCTCTATATTTAGCAATTTCTAACTCTAGATTTGCTATACTTTGTACAAATCCTCTTCTTTGCTCATTAGATAAATTTGTACTGCTATTTCTTGTCTGGTCAATTTGTAGTTTAATCTTATCATATTGTGCAACTAGTGCTGATAAATTTCCATCATCTTTAATTCCAGTTGCAGGAGAAGTAAATCCACTTTTAAGTTTAGCAATTTTGTTTTCATATAATTGAAGCTTATCTAATGCTTTTTGTATATTAGATCCTGCATTATTATCAATTAAATTCTCTCCGCTAAAAACATATCCTCTTTGAATACTATTTCCTGAAGCAATTTTTGCCATATCAAATTTTAGTTTTTCAATTACGCCACTTGCTCTTGTTACATTTGCTATAAATCCAGTTATTTCTTGCTTTGAATTCTTTAAAAATGTAACATCTACATCTCCAAGAGATTTAAATTCTTTTTTAACTCTCTCAATTATATTAGAAGCAGAAACAAAAAATTGTCTTCCTTCTGCTTCTAATTTTGTCCTATCAAAAATTTGTTCTGTTTTTATTGGTGTTCTTGACAATTTTGAATCGCTTGCTACATAACCTGAAGTTGTACTTGTTATTCCTTTTGCATTTAATTTAGATATTTCTGCTAAATTAAATTTTACTTTTTCTAGTTGATTATTAGCAGATTTAATACTTGCTTCAAATGATTTTATATTGCCACTAGAATCTGTTATTATAGAACCTAAATCAAACTTTTTACCATTAAATGCACCTTTAATATATTTTTCAACATCTTCAATTGTTTTTATTACACCTTGTTTATATTTAATACCTTGATCTTTCAAATATTGCTCATTAAATATTTTAATTTTAGAACTTCCACTTTGTGATGTTGCTTTTTTAATCTTTTCCATAGTGTCATTAATCATAGTTAAATCTTTAGCATCTACTTTTAATTTAACCGATATATCAGTAGTTACTTGTTTTTGTAAATCTTTTATTTGTTTATTAATGTTTGTAGTTGCGGCATCTATTTTTGCTTTAATTAATATATTTAAATCATCCAAATTAATCCACCTCTCTTTTATGTTTTAGGGCATGAAAATACCCTACCTTCAAAGAGTAGGGAGTTGATTTTATTATATAATTATTTTGTTGTAATTCCTTTTGTTCGTAAATATCCTTTTAACCTAATCATATGTTCTTTTGTTTGCTTCATCTCTTCTATTGTTAATTGCATATACTCAAAAGCAGGAGTGTTGTAATAAGGATTGTATTTTTGATTACCATACTCTAATAGAAATGGTAATTCTTCATTATATGGACTTCCATCAAATGATTGATGAATACCCCACATTCCTTCTGGTCCATATCTAGGAATTATTTTATCAGCATCTATATATATCTTAACTGATATTTCATCTCCAATTACAGAAACTTTCCCTATGGTTAATGCTCGTAAAACTTCAAAACTGCGCGAATACATAGATTGTTCATTAGCATAAACAGTAGATAAGAGATACTTTTGAATAGTATCTCTTACACTTCTTGCCACATCATCTTGCATAGCTTTTGCTACCTGTAATTTTGCATAATTAAGTAGTGAATTCACATCTTTAAAATCAGGCATTTTTATCTCCTATGTTAATACCCATTGCTTTTCCAAGATTTTTAAGAGAATCAGGAGATATCTTATTAAATTGTTTAGGCAATTCTTTTATTAATTTCATTAATCCGTTTTGATCTGGAATTTTTATAATTAGTTTATTTAATGCTTGATTAACAATATTAACCATACTGTTATCAACCAACTGAATCTGTTCAATTTCTTTTTCCAAAATATTATAAATAAACTTCTTTTCAGATTCAGGAATTAATTCTATAATTTCATCTAGCACACCATATTCTTTTAATTCATCATATAACGCCACAACATCATCTACTTCAAAATTTATATTTGTAAATTCATTTGCTAAAACATATTCAAAAGCGAACTCTTTCAAAGCAAAATCAATTCTTTTGACTTCCTCATCAATTATACACAAATCTAAAATCTTTTTAATTAATATTTTTTTTGTAGATAGTGGTAAATAATTTTTAATTTTAAAGCCTACACATTCATTAATCTTATATCCTTGCTCTCTAATAATTTCTAACGTTAATAATTCCATTTAATTAATTCCTCCATTTATTTATATTTATTCACATTAATACAACTCCATACGCTATTGAGTGTAGGGAGTTGTATTTTTATCTAAGATTCTTAACAGCTAAAATTCCATCTTCTGAATTCATTTTCCCTATGTCATCTAAACGATTTGTTGATATACTAAAATAATTTCCAATACTTTTATAATAAATTTCTAATTTGTTTACATAAGAAGTATCTACTTTCTTATTAAGATTGATTTCGCTAGATATTAACATTATAGTAATATACAAGTTTTCATCATCATTCAAGTCATTTCTCCAATTTTTTGCTATATTAAGCATCTTAGATTTATCTGAAATATTATTCACTTTCAAATCAGATGCTTTTTGATAATCACCAATGTTATAATAATACTGAGCCAAACTAACTTTTTGATTATGCTTATAAGCAAAAAATCCAACAGATATTGCTATAATTATCACTATGAATATCCCGATAATCTTATTTGTTTTCATTGCTTCTCACCAACTTTTTCAGCTAAAACAATTAATAATCCACCTGAGAATATAGCTGAACCGAACGACATAATACCTACATAGTGGTAGAAACTTTCTGCTACACTTTTCCCTGATACAGATTCTATGTTAAGTAATAGGAATCCTGCTACTAGAAATAAAATGGTAGATAATAGTGCTAAGATTTGTATAAACAATTTCATTATTGTATACCTCCTTTTAATATTTTTATTATTAAATTTATTATATGCTATTTAGAGGAAGTATACAACAAATTATTGAAATTATGTTAAGAATTATGATTATTAAATAGACGCTTGATGGTCTATATTATTACTTATTATTTTCTTTTTAAAATGTTTTGCAAAATTGCTATATTTCCCATATCTTTTGATTATTTCATGATATATTCCAGATTCTTTTCTAGATATAATCATCGTACTAGGTAAAACATCTTGATTATTACTATATGGCATTAACACTTCTAAAAGTTCTTCATCAGTCATACTAAAACATTCTCTGGTGCTTATATTATATGTATTTTCTACATGTTTTAACTCAATTCCCAAGAATGGTTTAAATATCTCTTTAAGAGTTTTAGTTTTTACATCATCCGGGTAAATAAAAAGACATTTATCTAAGTGTCCGTTTAATCTTAATATTTCAATTTTATCTTCTAATCTTTCTTTATACTTTCTCCCTATACCACCCCTTGGTTTATCTGAATACATTCCTGCATATTCTACATATCGCCATTGATTATTAATAAACACTTTCCAATCAAAAACTTTTTTACTATCTTCTATTAATTCTTTATATTTTGGTTGTCTAATAAATATTAATTCATTGTCGATAAAGAAATTGGCAATATTACATTCTTCTAACGATTTGCATTTTTCTCCATTCTTATCAAAACATATCTTACCTGCTCCTCCACCTTTATAAAATTTTTTGTAATCTATATCGAGTAGTTTACATATGTTTTCAATTGAACCAAAATGACTAATATATGTTGGTGCTGAAGCTATATCTGAATTATTATTCATATCATTGTGATAAGGAATTCTTTTTAATTTCAGAAATAGATTATTAAAATCGGTTAACATTTCTTCCTCTGTTCTTACCATACTTGTTGATCCAGATGGAATCCAGTTTAAGCCTTCAATTACCTGATTATATGTAATGCCATCAAATACTCTTGTAAATAGATTCCAACTATACTTACAACCGTATTCTTCTAATTCAATAAACATAGGTGGTCTATTTAAAATATTATATATTCTTGTAAGTTCATTTGTTAAATCTTCCTTAGTAACTTCCCCATGAATACTATTTAAATCGTATTGTGGTATATATTTCCTACATATATCATTATATTTTATTTTTACCTTTGTTTCTAAAACTCTCCTTCCAAAACCTCTATGTGTCAATGTATCATATTCTACTACTGTAGGACATTTATTTAATTTATCTGCTAACTTTATTAACTCTTTTATAGATATTTCAATTCTCTCTTCATCTGTTAATGGAATTTCTGCAATACCTGCTAAATAACATGCATTTTCATAACTCTCAAAATTTTTACAATAATATGTATGTGATGGTTCTAATTTATTAATCCTAAATTCTTCTCTAGTTGGTATTTTACCTAATAGATCATAATGTTCTTTTAACTTTACCAAAGACCATTCTTTGTTTATTTTATAAGATGGATCTGATTTTATTAAATCACAAATATCAAAAATATCTCCTAATTTAGTACATCCAAATGTATTTCTTGTGTAAGTAAGAGATGGTAATCCATTTTTATTTACAAACTCATTAGTGTTTGGTGTCCTTCCATTAATCTCATAAAAACCTTGTATAGCTTTAATTACTTCTTCTTTAGTCCACTGTTTAAATTGATTTCTACTATTTCCCATACTCAACACTCCTTAAAATTTTATATTCCTACTAAAAACCAACCACACACTCCAAACCAAAACCATATAAAAAGGCAACAAAAAAGAAGGGAGGAGTGTATTCCCTTCTACTGCATTGCAATTGCAGATTGTTACCAAAACTATCAAATTAAAAATTGAGTATAGTTCAATATGACCTATAGTTAGATACACAAAAAGAACCCACTAAAACCAGTGGATTCTTCTCTAAACAAATATAACTAAAATAATACAATCTCCCAAACTAACAAATCAAATCCTATGTTCCAGTCTCTTCAACAACATCAATAACCTCATCATATAAAACATCTAATCTCATGCTTGTATTTCCTCTTTTATATTTTTCATTACATAAAAATCCTTGTTTCTTATAAAACTCAACAACAGTTGAATTATTCTTTGTGTCTGCATCTAGGATAATAAACCTACAAGCAATACCTGCATTTCTTAAATCCTCAGTTATACCTCTAGCTAATTCAATCATTAAAGATCCAATGCCTTTAAATCTTTCTTTATATTTCATATCTACAGCTAACTTCCCAATCTTCATTGAAGGTATTGCTTCGAAATTCACAAATCCAATCTTGTGCGAGTCCTTTTCTAAACTAGAAAGTTTTATAGAGTCAGTAGATAATGCCATAAATGCAATTATGTCTGCATTTTCTTTATTAATTAAGAGATGAACTTTTGATATTTCTGCTTCTTGTAGTCCAATAGCTTCATCTCTTAAAAACTTATTATATTCTTCAAATTCACAAGTGAAATCACAAAATCTATAGCCATTAGATAAGTCAACCAATTTAATCATGTCTTGAAAATCGTAAATACTTTGTATCATATTTATCTTCTCAACTTTCTGAGTAACTCTTGTGCTCTCTTATTTCTAGCAAGAGCTGTTGGTGATGGTGGTCTTAAAAGAGCTTGTCTAATATCTTCAGCATATTGCCCTTCAACAACAGTTGCTCGCATGATGCAATTTTGAATTGTTTCCATTTGCTTTTTTCCTCCTTTCCACAATTTAACTTTCTTTTTTGCCCTAGATTTATTAACCTTAGTTGTTTTTCCTTTTCCTCTAGACATTCTAACCATCTTCATAATAAATTCCTCTTTCAATGAATTATTCGATGGTTGATTATACCAAAAAATAGCAAGAGAGTCAACAAAATTAATATATTTATTTCTTACTTTACAAACATAAAACAAAATCACTCTATTTTATCATCATTATCATTATCATATTCATCAATTTTGCGAAATCTCAATCTTTTCGGCATATCCTCAATGTTATTACATTCAGTTTCAAATAATTTCTTAGACCAATCTTCTGGATCATAATGAAACACATAGTTTTTATCATCTTCAATTTCTTCTCTTGTCTTATTTAACAATTTTTTAATCTTACCATCTTCAATATTATGATTATGTTTCAAATATATTCCAACTAATTCTAAGTACCTATTAACATACTTTTCATAATTATCATCAAGAAATATCTTCACAAACTCTTCTAATAATGATTCGGCATGATTCGTATGTCTAAAATTATCAAGTTTACATTTTTGAATACACTCAATTAATATAGTAATATCCTTATCAGTAAGAGTCATATCATAATTTGTTACTTTTCGTCCAACTTTCATTTGATTTTGCCTCCTAATATTTATTTGATTATATTTATTTTATACTTTACAAACCCTACCCAATCATGCTATAATACATAAGGATAGAAAGGAGTTGATAATCATCATTCGAGATGGGCCTGAGTAATAGATACATAAGGAGTACAATAGAAAGGAGAGGGCAAGGTATACCCTACCTTTAAGGAGTGTAAAAATTTTATCACCCTTGTAAGTGACAAATTATACAAATACAAAAATAATTAAATTAAAAGAAAGAAGGAAATAAAAACATGACAAACAATCTACAAGTATTTACAAGTGAAAAATTTGGGAAAATGAGAGTTATTAATAAAAATGGAGAACCTTGGTTTGTTGCAAATGATGTTTGTTCTATCTTAGATATTGATACAAGTACATCTGTAAATGGAAGATATCGCAAAGACAAAGATGGTAACTCTTATAAAGATGGTGGATTAGATGATGATGAAAAGGACACTGACATTGTCAGTACCCATGGAGGAGATCAAGAAATGATCATAATCAGCGAACCTGGATTATATTCACTCATATTAAAAAGTAGAAAGTCAGAAGCAAAAGAATATAAAAGATGGGTTACTCATATTGTCTTACCTACAATTCGTAAGACAGGAGGATTTATTGCAGATGAAGAAAACTTCATTGATACATATTTGCCATTTGCAGATGAACCAACTAAATTACTATTCAAATCAACCCTTGAAATTGTTAATTCTCAGAACAAACTTATTAAACATAAAACCAATATAATTACTGGTCTAGTAGATGATATTTCTCTAGCTGATAAAAGACAAATTCTCAATAGGGTGGTTATGAAATGTAGTAATTTTAACGATAGGTGGAAAGAACTTTACAAAAATTATGAGATGAAATTCCATCTTAGTCTTGATTCTAGATTAAACTCTTACAATAAAACTCATACTCCACAACTTAGAAATAAATTAGAATACATAGAAACAATAGGTAAAATTGATGAATTATTTGCCATTGCATGTAAATTATATGAAAACGAGGTGAATGTATTAGTAAAAGAAATGTATAAATTACATGAAGTCGAGTTTGTGCAATAACTAATAAATAAATATTGTGTTGTTATAGAGACTCTAATCCACTAGAGTCTCTATTCTTTTGATAATTTTATCACATAATTTATCATTATAAACCATCTAAAACAAAAACAATTCCGACCCATACAATCATATCAACAATAAATTCTAACTCAACACAGACGATTGTGGTGCGTGTGATTGGATTGTGGAGTGATTTGAGATGGGATTTTTTTAAATTATTGGAGAAAGTGAGATGGGATAGAGGGATTAAGTCGTAATTTTAATCCCTTAGAATATTTTTATTTAATAACTTCTCTACTAGTTTCAACAAATTTAACTTTTCTTAACATATCATTCTTTTCTTCTGCAAATGTTCTTAAATCATAAAATTATTTATCTGCTATCATATCATCAAATTTTTCCTTATCATCTAAATGATTTTTTAGTTTATCTAAACCTTTCCATTTTCTTTCCTTTGCTGTAAGATCGTTGTAAACCTTATACATCTCAGCAGAACTCCATCCCATAATTTCAATAATGAAATCGCTATCTAAACCCAAACGGGTCAAATGGGTCACAGTATAGTGCCTCAGACAATGAAAATAAACTGGTGTCTCTAAAAAAGTTTCCCATTTTTCAATCCAACCTCTAATTGTATGTAATGTTGCAGGTTTTCCGTCTCTTGTAATAAAGATAAAATCATGTTCTTGATTATATTTCTTCATTATCTTTTCTCTTTCAATTAACCAATCATTATAATATGGAAGAAATATATCTTTTACTAAATATTTTATAAGTTGTTTTCCCTGTTTTGAAAAACCTTTAGTTTTTATTGTTTTCAATGTTTCTAAAAATAATCCATCAAAAGCTGTATTATCCTCACTAATAATAGATGTTTTGAATCTAAGTAATTCGCTAACTCTTGCTCCGCTACTAATACCTAATGCTAGTAAACATGCTTCGTTTGGTCTATTAAGTGTATTTTTAAGATGATTAAGCAAACTATCAACTTGTTCTTCTGACAATATTGTTTTTTCTCTGACAGGAGCTTTTGCCATTAAATCTACCGCTTTTAGCACAATGTTACGATAATTTATATATGTTTCATCATAGAATCTCTCAATAAACTCTGATAATGAACTTAAAGCAGAACGTATTCTACTAAATCTATTTGAACTCCAATGTAATTCTTCTACTCCATAACCAAAGAAATCTGCAAATTCAATTTTCTTCATATCAGTAAATAATTTATTATCATTTTCCAACAAATTCCATGTGAAGAAAATATTTAAATCCGATGTATAGCCAGTTACAGTACCATCGCTCTTGGATGTATTTTTGTATTTAAGAAATTTATCTACTAATTTTACATTTTTAGGATTGAATTGTGCGGTGAGTTCTGGAGATGTTATTTGTTTTTTAAATGTTTCTCTAGGAATTGTAATCACTTCCTTTATAATTTATTTATTATTTTGTTATATTTTATCTAATTTTTCTTTCTTCCTCTGCTTTCTACCTTTAAGAATATCCTCATATAAAACGAATCCCCCATCCACCACAGAGTACCCAATCCAAACTAATTCTAAGTCAGGATAAACAAAATCAAACATTTTACGCTTTAATTTAGCTGTTGTATCTGGATTCCCCTTAGTATCAACTATTAAAATTCTATCATTCTCAACATATGTAATTTTAAAGTCTGCTACATACTCTATTTTCCTTACATTAATACCATTCTTAGTAAATTTATTTTGAAGTGTGAATTTTGGTTGTAATTCTATTGATTTTATTACTCCTTTCTCAATTTGAGGTAGAAGATATTTGTAATAATTAAGTTCTAAAAGTGAATCAAATAATTTTCCATCATATGTACGTTTAGTTTTACCTGCTTTTGTGGTGTCAACATTGTATTTTGATCTTGCTATTATAATCCTCTTCTTTCAATCAAAACAAAAGGCATATACCAATCAACAATCAGCACATACCTTTGAATTGTTTATATTATATTTTATTTTTTAATTTTACAAAACCCTAACAATCTACCAATTCAACCAAAATATCATCAATAATTATGTATCCCTTTTTAATTAAGAAATTCCATAACCAATTAATACCCTTTGGTGTTACCTTAGTAGTGGATGACATTTTTGTTTAATATGTATTAGAGATTATTCCTTTATTGTTTAAATCTGAAATAACTCCATAACCAACTAAATGTAATATTATTTCATGAATACCTTCAAGTTCTTTTCCTTCCTTTACTCTAATAACTGGTATTCTATATAAATCTTCCATTTCGTTTTTTGATAACCAATCTATACAATATTCAATACGTTCAGCATCTTTTTCATTTTGATATTCATGGTGTTTTTCATCATATTCAACAATCAATGTGCTTCCTAATTTAAAATCTAATAGATATTTCCCACCATCAATTGAATATTGCCTATCCCATTTTAATCCAGTAATTATATCTAACATATTTCCAAAATCAATTTCTTTTCTAATTGGTTCGCGAATGAATACTTCTTTATCATCTAGTTCTAATAAATATTTCAATAATTTTGGAGCATTATTGTTTTTCTTATATCTCCTACATATATCTTTTGCCATATTTATTGTTACTTCAAAGTCATCTAATTCCTGTTTATTTTGAGGGTGTATAAATTTTATATTAGTATAATCAACCGACTCTTCAAAACCATATTCACACATTCTAGGAAACCACGATCTAAATGGTGTTCCAACTTCTAAAAATTCATGTAATTCTCTTCCTAAAACCGTTTGATTGTCTCCATTGTAATTAATTGTTATCAGATTATTCTCCATTATTAGTTCCTACTTTCTTCAATTTATTTTTTAATATACAATTATCTTATAACCTTGCGTTGACACCATCGCGTAAAAATTTCTGTGGTCTGATCCCACCCGAACATTGCCCATACACGTTTTGTAGTTGAATTAATTCCTATTTGTTTTGGGCAAATTCCATTACTAAGATAATAGTTGATTTGCAGGACATTGTATAAATATGTTACTTTTTCTTTTGTTGGGGTTGTTTTTATTTCTAATTTTTCATTTATAGCCTCATTCATTTTAGTTCCTCCTTTCAATATATTTGCATCACAACTTTGAGACACATAAAAGGAGCATAATCAATAAAAATATGCTCCTTCAATCAATCACAAAATATTTACCTTGAAATTAAATAAATTAATATTTCAAAATAAATGAAACCGTACAGTAGGGCTGTAAATTATTATGCGCTAAACCACCTCCAACATTAGAAGTTCCCCACGTTCCGCTACCTGGATCTAATCTCCAATCGTTTGTAAATATATCACTAGTGTCTGTATTCGTATTATTCCATGCTTGAAATGTATGATTATGGGAAGGCATTTCTGGCGTGGTAAGAATATGTGTCTTTTCGCCGGAACTTTTTCCAAGCGTATCAAATTCTATTTCTGAAGAATTCAAACCGACTGGGACTTTCCCTTTGAAATTCGGAACATTAAATGTATTACTTCCATTACCTGATCCATATGCGGTTCCAATTACACTAAATAACTCTGAATATATTTCTCTTGATATAGCAGAACCATCACAAAACATCCAACCCGAAGGTGCTATTAATCCTGCATACATTTGAATTGTTCCAGTAATTCCACTAATATTATGTAAACCTTGTGGTGGGCATGTTTTCATTTTTATGCACCTCCAACCCATTTTATCTGCATTGTTGCATCAACAGATAATTGAAGATTATAAGTTGAATCTTTTAATAAAAGAACATCAAATGCATACCATTTATTTATATCAAGTGCAACACCGCTATTTAATGTGCTAAGAACACCGTCAACAGCAAGTGATAAAATTCCTGTAGCACTTGTTGATACCATTAAAGTAGATTGTTGATAATTTATAGCTGTATAATTTGCTGTTAATATATTTGTAGATGCTATAACTGCTTTATTAGTTTGATTGTTAATTAGGGTTCCTATAGTGTATTTTAATATTCCTTTAAGATTAGCATTTATAGATCCTGGTGCATTAGGATCTATAACAGGTGTAGCAGAATTAGTTCCCAATGTAATATTAGCTCCATCTGCTTCCATAACTGGTATGACTCCTACACCTTGAGTATAATGATTTAATAAAAATTCAGTTTGAGCTACAGCACCATTTACAAAAATAAATCTAATATATTGTTTAGTTGGTGTTGTCCAAGGCATTAATGCCGATATTGTTGCACTACAACTTAACGTTGCAAGCGTTGTCCATCCAACATCTGGAGTAGCAGGATTATAGGTATCAGCTTGTTGTAAGGTTAATAATCCCGTAGAACTTGATTTTACATAAATACGAATCATTCCATCAGGAACAGGTTGCCGAGGTCTGTCAATGACAGGTGATGTATAAGTTGCATTAGCAAGTAGTAAATGAGTTGGATCTAAATTTGAATCTCTCATTACCATTGCTATATCACCATGAGTCATTGTTGCACCAATGAGATTATTTCCAGATGGGATAGGATCTGTGATAGAAGTTTGAGTTAGAAGGATTCCATTATCATCTGTTTTTATGAAGCGTGTTTCGTTGTTTATAATTGAGGTTCCGAGTATTTGTTCCATGTTGCCGGATTGGTTTGCCATTGTTTGGAGCACTTCCTTTCTTTATTGGGAATTGTTTTAGAGAATGGAGGAAATAGTAAAAAAATAAGAGGAAGAAGACAATTTGAATGTCTGTCTTCCTCTTATTTTTGTGTTAATTATGAACTTAGCTATTGCTCATAATTTATGCTGGTTGTTGTTTATTATATTTTTCTAGGATTTGTTTTGCTAGGAGTTGGTGTTCTGGAGTATTGTCGTTTATTTTATTGTCTGCTATTCTATTTAGTAGTAAAATATCTTCATTACTTACTTCATTTATATTATTCATAAAATATGTTAGTTGCATATTTCTGAACCCACCACCATACTTATGCATGACAGTAATAACTCTACTTAAATCCCTGCATAATATACACTTATCTTTTAATTTCTGAATTTCAGGTCTATTTAATAACTTATTATATTTATCATGTAATAATCCAAAATACTCAAATATCTTATCTTCGTCCCAATATTTATTTGTTTTAAATTCCATAGGCATTCCTATTTTCTTAGAAAATTTACCATAATTACCATATCTTTTTACAATTTCTCTCATCAGTCTATTATTTGCTTTTTCAACAACTTTCACCGTTGGCAAGTATTCATCATTAGTTGAATAGGACATAATTTTATCTATTAATTCTTGTTCATCTATTAAAGTGTATGGAATTATTTTTTCAACATCTATATTTTTATGTATACATTCGATTTTATCGCTAAATAATTCATAAAGGGCAGTTTGTATTTCTTCATACTTCTTATTATCAAAGAACTCAGGATATATGGATATTAGATTATGTTTATGCTTATCATATAATTTTATTTTAATGTCATGCGTTTCATTATAATTGTGGAATTGATCTTTAGATTTACTTCTATAACCTCCCCAAATCTCTACCCACAACTTAGTATCATTTTGCAAAGATAGAACGAAGTCACAATTATAATTTCCATCTTCTTTTGGATTATCTGATATCAAAACATTTCTATCTACTTTAACATATGAATTGTTTAAAATCCACTGGCTGAAAATATATTCGTAGGAAGAAGAATTGTAGTATCCAGAATCATCGATCAAATCACCTTCGTCAACATAGTTTAACTTTCTCTTTATATCATAAATTCCACCATGATAATTAATATATTGTTGACCTATGCCCAATTCCTTTGTAATTTCTACTATAGTTGGAAATCTATTAAATTTGTTTATTAAAATTCTAATTTGAGTCTCAAATTTATTCCAGTCATCTAAATAATGTGGAGTTAATTTATCACATATCTCAAATATATTATATCCCATCTCTTCAGCTAATGATGTTGGGGTTTCTTTGTTACGTAATATTTCTTTGTATAAATATTTATTATTTTTCCTCATATTAGTTATAGTTCCAAATTTCTCTATGTAATTCTTTAATCCTTTTAATCTGTTTTCTTTAAAAGTATAGTATCTCCTATCTGATATAGTTAATAACCCATTATCATTTTTATATTTTAATTTATCATATTCTTTCTCATATCTGTGTTTGTAACATGTATCAGAAGGAAATTTTTCACGCTCTTTATTGTATTTATAATATTGCTTTGGAAGTATTGTTTCTATCCCTTCTTTTAGACAATAATCACATAAACATTCTACTATCATATTAGAACCATTATACAAATCATCTATTTTTATATGTATAATATCTCCAGATGAACAACTATGTCCTAGTTTATTATAATAAAATTTGTTTCTATTTGTTATTTCTACACTAACTTCTTTGGTTATTAACATTTTATCATTCTCCTTCCGAATCAGAGACATGGGAAAGAAGACTATATTTCGGATAATATAGTCTTCTTAATTACTCTTATAAACTCGCGCAAATTTATAAAAAACCATATGTAATTATTTATTGCTCAACTAAGATAAAGGAATTCTAAGCAATTTACCAACAACAGTGGTCGTAGCTGGTTTAATAACCTTTAATTTTAAATTCTGTGTTGCAGCATTTTTCTCAGATGATGTATTAATTTGGAAAGATCCATTAGGAATAGCATTTGTAAACTGATATTGCAATTCAAATGGATTAGATTCGTTTTCATCTGTTTCAAAAGTAGAAAGAACTAATGTAACACCATGAGAGAATTTATTACTTTCCATTGTAAGTGTTTGAGTAGTAGCAGGAGTAGCATATTTATATGTTCTTACTTCATATAAATCACCAACCGCAACACCAGCAGAGTTAATTGTTACAACTTTTGCTGCAATAGTATAATTTGTAGTTACCGCAATAATAGCACCATCTTCATCATAAATAGACAATCCACTAGCGGATGCTAAAGGTTCTTTTTCAAGAGTAAAACCCAAAGCAGTTCCAGCTCCTGTGCCATCTAAATCAACCACTTCATACCATTTTGGCATAGCATACCCAACACCTGCCCCAGTAGCAATAGATGTTCCAAACTGTTTAGCAATCCATTCAGGTTTCCACTCAATATCTGTTAAATCTACACTAATATCACGTTGTACATGGAGTGTAGCTTGTAAGGCATTTCCTTTACCTGCTCTAATTTCGACTTCAGAAACAGCTATATCAATATTTGCACTTTGTAATGTAGTTGTTCCAGCAACACTACCATCCACATTATCCACCATAATGGCATCAAAAACGTCACAAACTAGTTTTTTTGACATTGTATAATTCCTCCTTTTATTTTAGTGCTTTATTTAATCCACCTAATTTATCTGAACTAACAAATAAATCATCATAAGGATTGTGAAAAATATCTAAATCTTCGGCATAATCATCAAGTTTTAAATCAGCACCAACACACTTGAATTGAACATTTGTATCATACTCCACCATTTTCCTCAATCTATAAAAATCAGAATAAATCTGATAGATTGTATAATTCTCTAAATCTGAATAATTTTTACCAGTACCAACTGAAACAGTAGTAATTATATCTTCCATTAAAATTTTAGAAGCATTTTTTTGTTTTGCTTTTAAAGCTTTTTGTGCCCAATCATTCATAAGTTTTGTTTTGTATATCTTTTGTTCATGTATTAGATTTTGTTTTAATATTATATTTCTAATTTCTTCATAATTATAAATTGTAATAATATTAGAACTATCTACTATAAATCCTTCTATTTGTTCATTTGATATAAACTTAACATCTTGTCTAGTTATAATAGAAAAAATATCCTCTAATTTTTTTACTAACTCTTCTTGTGTTAATTGCAAATGTGGCAAACTGCTAAAAATTAATAGTAACAAAGGATAATCTACATTTTCAAAATGATTCTTAGATATGTATAAAAGATGCGATGCTTCTATAAATTTATCGTAATCTTTTAATCTAACTGGATGAATGTATATTGGATTATCTTTATCAATTCCTTCTATGTAATCAGGTTGAGCAAAAATATATTTAAGTTCTGCCATTTATCTCAGTCCTTTTAAAGTTGAAGAATTAACTTCAATAAATAAAGTTAATCCAGAGTAAGTTTCATTAACTTTGTATGCTTTAAAATTAGTAATATTTACTTCTCCTAAACCAGCAACCTTTTGTCCGTCAACTAATTGTGCAAACTCATCACTTATTCTGTATGGTCTCAATTGTCCCATACCATTTAACTTCCAATAGAGATTTGGTACAATTATGTCTAAAGTAAAAACTATGTCAGAAAGTGGCATTGATTTAAGAGAACCATTAAATGGATTTAAGAATACTTTAACCTGAGAATTTGTTAATACTGTTTCATCAAATAGAGTTAATATTATATTTCCATTTACCATTAAGTCTTCTGTTACGTCAGATTCAGATAAAGGGTCATCTACTAAATGATAAATATATTTTGAGATATTTTGACTACCAAGTAACAAAGATAATAGTTTCACAAGATTATTTTCTATATGCTTAAATTTGAAAGATTTTTCTATGCTAACACACCACCTCTAGACTAAAAAATTATAGACTAAAACAAACTCTTAATCTGAATCCTAAACCCACTACTAAATACTGTCTCACCAACATTTTTAACAAACAATCTAACATACCCTAACCCCAATCCCTTTACAACACAACTATTCCCAACACCATCTTGACTTACAATACTCGCCAATACAGTCTCGCTAATTCCATCATCACTAGTCAAATAGAAAACTGATGTATCCGTAATTGCAATTCCATTATCCTTAAATGTACAAGTATAAGTAGAAGAGTAAGTTTTAATTATTGAAATACTACCCAAATCAATCACTGCTGTATAATTATGCTTTTCTTCCTCAACAATTTCAATTCCAATACTATCCTGAATCAAATTATCATTGTCCAATTTGCAACTAATACTCACACCCCCTACAGATAAGAAACTTACTAATCCTGTGTTTGATACATTAGCAATTAAATTATTACTTGAGGTAAAAGTAAGCAAAGGAGATGTAATTATTGTTTCTCTATCTTTTACTTGAATATTTAATTGTACAGGCGTATTAATGTCTGCTTGAATTGAATCACCATTTAAAATAGTAAGAGAATATGATGGAAATACTTGTTCAACTTCGCTATATACCATTTTTAAAATCAGCAAACCATTCACAGTAATATCATCAATATTTACCACCGTATAATTCCTCAATCCAATTTTGAACACATAATTCATTGGAATTTGTCTAGTGATATCAGTATTGCTTATTTGTATTGCAATTTCTGAATCTAAAGTTGATATTATTTTTTGTTCATCTAGGGAGATTAAGCCTTTTGAGATTATGCAATGGATTGTGTGGAGAGTTGATGTGGAGTCGTAGAATTGGATGGTGTTGTTGGATTTAATCATACTTGCAGTTTTATATGCTTGTAAATTATCAATATTGCTTATAATAATCCATTTACTACCTTCCCATTCTACAATTGATCCAGTATTTACTACAGTTTCAATTGGCATATGAATCTTTTTATCATATTTTCCCTCATTTAAAGGATTTGAATGTGATTGAACTATTACTTGTGTTGTAATATCATCAATTATTGTACTGAAACCTTCTGCACTATAATATCTACGAACATCATAGTTTTCTTTTACATCTAATATTGTTTCTTCTTTAGCATAATAATTTGAACTATCTTCTATCCATTTTCTTCTAACATCCATAAGAAATCACAACCTTATAGAATAGAGGATTAATTATTATAATCCTCTATTCAAATTACATCATATTGTTTTTAATAAAATTAGAATTCTGCTTTTGCTAATCCTTCAATCCTAAGATAAGACGCATCTGCAGCAGCTTTATAGTATAATTTTCCAAAAGGTACTGCAATATTTTTTCTAGATTCTCCTGTTTTTAATACCATCAAATTATTAGATGCGTTTGCACTTGCCACGTCAAAAGACAAAGTAACTGTACTTGTACTATCGTTTACAATAAGATTAATAAAAGACATATCCAATGTGACATTTTGTTCTGCAATGTTCGCCGTTAAAGACCGTCCAATGAAATTAGTTGCCATTATTAAATCACTCCTCTTAATTATTTTTATTTAATCACAATTATAATTATTGCTTATTATTCTACTGCCATTACTTGAACTACATTGGTAGCAGCCAAATGAGTAGCACCTGCTTGTAATACACGAACACGATTTGGACTTGTTTGAATAGATGCCTTATCTGTAATTGTACCAAGTAAAACTCCATCTGCATCAAAATAATTAACTAATATTTTAGTAGGTACAAATGGTATTGGTATATTGGTTTCAAGAGCTAAAACATCTTGTGCAGTAACAATACGGTCTATGACAACCATTTGTTTTATACCTGCATTAGATCCACCAACTGAGTTCTCTACAGTACAATTTGCTGCACTAGTTGTAGTAATAGTAATATTTCCAGTAGTTCCAATTGCATCCCATGCCAATACAACGCTTGCACCATCTGCAGACAAAAATGCTGTAAAAGGAACTGTTGCTCTTGTGTCGCCATTAATTGCAGCAACTAAACTAGTCGCAGAGTTTGCCGCACTTGCACCGTTTGTCCAAACACCAGTTGTAGCTACTGCTACATCAGCTTCTTGATAATCAACACCATTAATTACAACTTTCATTGCAGGTTCTCCAGTGGCATTAAAATCAATTACTGCTGTAGAAATTGTTCCAGGAAAATTAATCAAAGAATTGATTTGCGTTGCAGTAGCAGTTACAGAAGTTCCTGCACCAGCACCTAGTTTTAAATCTACAACTGCTAGAACATCAACATTTTTGTTTGCTCCAACAACTACAGCTTTATTAGCTAATACTGTTCCTGCAGTTACTCCATCTAGGGTTATTTCTTCACTTTCAGATATTCTAATAAAATCAGAATCACTATATCCCATTATCTTTCCTCCTTTTTCTTGATTTTCTACTATTCTATTATTATTAAATTACATAATCTCCCTCTCTAAATAAGGCATCCTCTTAATGAAGTTTGAAATGTTTAGAATCTCACCTCTTAGTTCAGGATAATTATGTAAAGAAATACCAAACTCTCTTTCAATCATATGCATTAAATGATTAATTTTTAGATATTCTTTCTTACATAAATTTTCTAAACTAGTCTCATATTGTGGCGTTTTTATAAGAATTTTCTTATTGTTATTGTTATTATTCATTTTTCACCAACTCAATTATTACTATAAGAATTAAATTCTTGCCTGAAATCTTTAATTTCTTCCTTTAAACTACTTAACATTAATGAATAAACTTTTAATTCTTCTACTTTACTTTCCAAACGATTAAAATCTTTAGTTCCAATTTGCTTTTTTAGGCGAGACAATGGTTTTAATAAGTAGTCTAAATATGCCTTCTTCATATTTAATGAAATTAATTCAATTTCATCTACATCTAAATCATTAAGCATTATTCCATCATATGTTTTGCTAACAATTAAATTCAAATTTGTATTGCTTGTATCTATAAATGTTAATGTAATAATATCTGTATCAATTTTAGTAATTGTAAGCATAGGATTTTCAATATCATCTAGTTTAACTGTATAATTAGTATCTATTACTGATTTTATTTTTGTAGCAATCTGCAATTTTGTATCAGTATTTAATAGTGCAATTGTATATGTATCAGAATTAATATTAAGACTAATATTTCCACTATTTTCTAATATTCCATAGATTATTAAAACTGCATTATCAGAATATAAAGTATAACCTAAATCATGTGGTGTAGTTTTGTAGCTATACCCTATTGCAGTTTCAAAAAATTCAAAAATTAAATCTTGTTTATAGGTAAAATCAACATCTGATACTTTTATAAGGAATTTATCGTAAACTTTTTGAAGTAAAGTTCCCAAACTATATCACCTCCAATGATTTATTATATTTATTCTTTATCATCTGTTTTGTTAGTTTTGAATGAAAGACCTGTGAAATTTTCTAGAAATTGAATCTGATCATAATTATTTATCTTATTTTTCTTAGCATAATTAACTATTTTAGATTTTTCTTGATTTGTGATGATATTTTCAGTTACATGTTTTTTAAAAGTGCTAAATGTTTTATAATCAAATATTTCTTTACATTTTTCATCACTTAGAATTAATTGAGTTCTTTTTTCTTCTTTGTTGTCGAAACCTAAATGCTCTCTCATTTCTGGATTGTGAATATAAACTCTCGCGTGCGACCCAATATTGTCATTTCCGGAAAAGAAAAGATTATTATTCTGTACTTGTGTTTCAATTTCCATATTTGGAATATATACTGTCTGATTTGCTTTAATAAATTCATCTCCGTCCATGGAAAACCTCTCCCATGAGACATTCCAATCACATAAGTTTTGTACCTTTGAACGACTGTTCATATCAATTGCCATTATTATTTATTCCCTCCATTTTTACCCTTTATTATTTTTTAGATTTTATATTACAAAAGAAGCATTTATATTGCTTCTTGTTCTTGGATGTCTGTTGGTTTAATTTTTCTTAATTCGCCATATTTATAGTTAAATTCACCTTGAGAATTAATTATTTTTGAATTGTCAATGTCAAATTTTATGTAATGATGATTTTGATTTAGGTATGTACGTGCGTAGGATAGGATTTCTAGAAGTTTTTGGTCTGATGGGATTAGGTCATCTTTTTCACTAATAATTCTAATTTCTTTCCAACCAGAACGTAGTAACCCATAGGTTCTATTTCTTTCTCTTTTTATGAATTCTTTTTCTGTTACAGTGCCGTATATGATACTATTCTTGTGACCACCACCATCGTATTCTAGATAAATCATTTCTTCTAGGAAAGCTATATCTAAAGACGATGTTTTTACGGGATAATTAAGTTCACCACCTATAAGATTGTGGATATATTTTTGTTGGATAGAGCATGGTGCTGATCCATTTTTATAAAGAGTTTGTCTAATTTTTTCTCTTATTTCTGGACTTGATAATGCATACTTAAAACCATATCTATCTAAAAATGTTGCTTGTACTCGTTCTTGTCTACAATTATTGCATCTTTCACCTAATTTGAACTTATCAATAATTACTTCGTCGTGATTCCCGCATGAACAAATATATTTTACTTTTGTTTTACCATTTTGTATTTCTTCTTCTGTAGATAATAATTCACAATCATGTTCTTTAAAATAATTATATGTTTCCATATATGGAGTTCTCAGTGCATCTCCAGTTTTTTTATATCCACACTCTTTACATCTTTGCCCATGCATAAATTCTTTTAAGGCAATTGTGCTAGGTTTTCCACATGAACAAATATAAGGCATAGGAGTATCTGTATTTATATATTCGTCTGCTAATAGTTCACAATTTCCCAATTTAAAAATTTCTTTTGCAATTTCTAAATCATATTTATAATTACCACCTGTATTACAAATAGGGCATCTGTGGCCTCCTACATTAAAAGCTGTAAATGTCATAGGAAATGGATGACCTTTATCACATTGGATAATTAAATAGTCTTTACATCTAACATATTCAGTTGATATTAATATGTATCCTTCAACTGCTTCAACTATATTTTTGGCATCTTCATAAGTATATTTATATTTTCCAGTACAATGAGGACATCTAGGATTCTTCTTAAAATTGGTTATTGTTTTTGGAAATATATGATTTTTATTACATTGGAATGATAATTCTGTTTTTCCATCTATTTTATCATCAATGCTATAGTCACTAATACATTTTATATCAATGGAATTTTCTAATACCCATTGCTTAAATTGATTAATATTTTGCTTTTTACCCATTTTAACTCCTCCTATCGAATCACCACCTAATTTTTTATAAAATAAAAGAAGGACGGGTTAGGAAAACCGTCCTTGTCGAATCTTAATTAAGCATCGATTCAAAATTAAGACCTATCTTTTATAAAATTAACTTAAATTACTCAGCTAATGCCGCATCGTATATCATCCCAATTTGTGGAATATTCTCAATTGCCACGTAATTTCCGAACTCCCAATCATATCTTGTAACTTCGGCTTTTTATAAATTTGTATTCATATAGAATCGCAACTTCTATACCGTTTATAACTGCTCATACTTTCATATGAGAATAGACTATTTCTTCACCTTCACCATTATGTGTTAAGGGTTTCCATTTTCCACTCGCTTGAGTGTACTGGCATTTCAGCCATAGTCGTTGAAGTTTACTCTATTCGAGTCTTACCTGCAATGAACATCCATTATAATAGCACTTAGGATTTAACCATATGCCATCTCTCAACTTTTTTCTACTTTCGTTCCATCACACTTAGGCATGTTTCATCCTTATGTTGTGGCATGAGAGCTTTAGGAATTACCTGCAATTAAGGAAATGTCCTATGCACATTTCTGTACATACGGGGCTAAAGTTACCCTTAAATTAATGTCAGTTTGTGTCATCGTTGTCATATTACCACGAAGTCCAATTTGCAATGCGTTGGCGGCTCCTTGTGGTAAGAACCACAAATCAGTCGTAGGCAATTGAGGAGCATAGAAGTCACCAGCAGTATTAAGGTCAATCATATTATAAGAATTTGGCAATTCTACAACAATACTTCCTTTGTATACTTTAATAAGACCAGTTTTCATTATTTCTTCCATTACATATTCTGGGAATCTAAATTCTGTTCCTGCAGATACCGTGCTGAAAGTAGTCAAGTCTCCTAATTTATTAACTGCACTATAGTCTCCCATAATTGTAACAGAAGAACCAAAACGTCTTGCTAATTTTCTTGTATTTTCGACATTAGTCTTAGTAATCCCTTCACTATAATTCTTTAAGCTAGTAGCTGCCGTAATAGCACTTTTTAATGCGTTGATATGTGAGAGAACCATTTGGTTAACCATATCGGTCATTACTTGCTCATTGGCTGTATTAAAGGCATTTACACTACCACTTTGTAATTCTCTGTAATCAACCACAACACCACCAGTAGAAGTTTTGGTTTCCATGATTCCAGTTCTCTTTTTTACAGTAGGGAATACAAAAGCACCAGAAGATGCTTGAACTCTAGACTTATCTCCTTGTAATTGATAAACTTCATAACGCATTTCCTCATTTAGACCAACTTTTGTAACCGTGCCCATAGCACTATTAATAGCCAATCTCTTTTCTAAAGGTTGTTGAATAGTAATAGTACGAATAGCATTCAACTCGGCTTTTGCCTGAGTATTACCATCATTAGCCATACCTGCTAAAGTTTTAATCTTATCCATTACTGTATCAACTTTTTTACCATATTTAGATACATCTTTTCCATAAACAATATTAGTAAAAATCTCCACATCTTCATTCGGACGAGCAGGATTAATAGTTGCCAACTTATTCTTTACAATTTTATTAATTTCCACTTGTTCTGCATTCTCTTGTAATTTTGTAAAATCTATTCCAAAACTCATTGTTAATACCTCTTTTCTTTCTTATTAATTATTAATATTATTTTATAGTTTAAATATTTGACATTTATCCAAAAACATATAAAAATCTTAATCTTACAAATAGCACATACAATAATCTATAATCTCATAACTTACAGATTATCGTTTGCCATTACTTCTACAACATAACCACCAGCAACAGTTCCACCACCTGCATCAATAGTAAACGCACCAAAAGTAGTTTTCTTGATTACTTTAAGATAAATTTCATATGCCGAAACATCAGCAGTTTTAGTCCATTTCATTACATTTGTAGTATCTGCTACAGAACGTCCAATGATAAGAGCACCAACAGCGACATCAGCAAAAGCATCTGTAACCAAATCAGCAGACATATCAAGTTGAAGTCCTACCATGTCTTTAAGTCTGAATGCACGAATATACTCATTTGCAACAACTTTATAAGAATCTGTATTGATGATTTCAGGCTTATCAATGATATTGCACATAACATAAACGTCACCTAATTTTGCTGTAGCTAAATCTGGAACTAATACCTGAACATCAGATGTAACATTGAACTGATAACCATTATATGTATCTGCAATTGCCTTTACATTAGGTTTGTTGGATACATTAAGAAAATTTGAATCATGGAATTTAAATAAACTCATTATCAATTACCTCATTTCTTTTTATTTTTGTTATTACTTTAACTTAACTTGTTTATGTTTAATATATTTTACTTTCTTAACTAATTACATTTATAAACTTAGTTAAAGAAAGATGGGATACTACCAGGAACCTTTTTCATTTCTTTTTCTTTAATAGAAATAAACATATCATTCTTGGTGTTAGTTTCAACATCAGTGTTATCTTGAGATGCAATCATTTCTTTGAATTTCTTTGCACATAATTCTGCTTCTGCTTTCTTCAACCCATCCAAATCAATAGCTTCAACAAAAGATTTAAGAGAATTTACTTCGCTTTCTTCAAAACCATTTTTAGTAATTTCTGTTTCAAAATATGCATTTACTTCAGCAATTTTTGCTTCTGAATCTGCTTTAATTTTTTCTTCTCTGAAAGAATTTACCTCAACTGTAAGAGATTCTTTTTCTGCTTTTTCAGATTCAAGTAATTTATTAACCTCTACAATACTGGTGTTTAGTTCAATTACTTTACTATCAAGTTCTGTTGCTTTTTCAGTTAAAGCATTAATTTCTGTTGCTTTTTCCTCCAAAGATTTAGTCAATGAATTGATCTCTACTCCTTTTTGTTCTAGGGAGTTTGTAAGAGTATTAATTTCATTAATTTTATCTTCGATTTTTTGATTAAGTTCCAATACAATTTTTTCATCCATTTTTTTACTTTCCTCCTTCGTTTGATTATTTAATATATTAATTAGCACATTGTTAACTTCGACAGACTGTTCACCATCAACTGGTTTCCACCCTTCTTCAACTTTAACAATGTTGCCAATAATAACCTTAGAATTTTCCACTGTATAAGAGCTTCCATAATATTCCCCTGTACAACTATAACTTTTCATTACAAAGGTTGAATTAGTTGGATAAAACTTATGAATATAATAATAATGGTAATCATTTTCTGAATCTGAATTTTCAATAGTGAATTTTCTATTAAATGCATTTTGAATTAAGGTTGCAAGATCATTGATATCTAATTCGTTTATTTCGATTGATGCGTTATTTGGAATATTGTTATCATCTGACAATATATTGTCCTCCTTTCCTGTTTCTAATGTTGGATTATTATTTATATCAAGGTCATCCTGTTTAGAATTAACCTCAAAAACAATTGAATCATCATCTGCTTGATTTTCTAGATTAGATAATATTGCCAGTCCAGAAAAATCAAAAATAGTGGGAATCCTGCCTTGTTTTAAAGTTCCATCAGTATTTTTATTTCCATCAAGATATATAATATTTTTCGCTTTACCTTTTCCATTTATCTCAATTGAACCATAAACTTTACCATTTTCAATTTCTTCTTTTAACCATTTTACAAAAAGACTATATCGTTGTGAATTAATATATCCTTCTGTCATCATTACTTTTTTTATTTGTCCATCAATTTCTACATCACAAATATAAGCATCTAGTACACTTCCAACAACTACTCCTTCAAACTTGACATTTCCATCTTCATCAAAACTCATTTCTCCGTGTCCTGAAGGTATTTGATTTTCTTCATCTGCCCAAGATACCACATAATTCATTCCAATGGCAGATTTAATATTATCTTGAGTATATTCCTCAAGCCATGTGATCCCATTTTTATTCCACTTACCTACTTCTGGATGGATAAAATGACTAGACATTTTAATTTTTACGC